ACATTAGATGAGTTTAGAGACTTTGTTCGTTATCCAAATGGTACATGGAAAGCTCAAAAGGGTAAGCATGATGATATGGTTATGGCTATAATGTATGCTTACTATGTTCTCGATAATGATATTGCTGAGCAGTACTTTGAGATCATCGAGAAAGATGATACTGGTCGTCCTAAGATTATTGAGCCTATGGACTTTGGTTTACAGCTCTTTGAAGACCCAACATCCATTTATAATAATGAGAACATGGCTGGTGGTAGTCCAGATCTCAATCCAGTCTATTGGGGCATGAGTGATGGTGGTGTATCAGGAATGTCGGTAATGGGTGATGATTATTATGACCTATTAGATGCTGGATTCACTCCACTATAGATTAAATAAGTATATGGCTGCTAACACTAACAATCAATCCTTTCTTAACAAGAGCAGAGCAGATAAGTTTAAGCTCGTCTTTGATCTACCACCTGCTTTAAAGAGACTTGACTCAAAGGATGAGAGAAGCTCATTCAATGTTAATAGAGACGCTATGCAGTTCTCTGTATATGGTGCTGTTGTTCCAGCCATTACCGTTCCTGCTATTCAGATTGCTTATGCTGGATCGAACTTATATAACTCAGGTCACGCCAAGATACCATATGAGCCTGTAACAGTTAACTTTACAATCGATAATGGTTATAACAACTACTGGGTACTTTATAAGTGGCTCGACCTTATGCATGATGAGAAGGAAGGTCTCTTTGATGCCTCCAATCTTGTTACTGATGAAGACTTCAGACAGTATCAAACAGATATGACACTCTATGGATTGGATGAATATAACGAGCAGCGCATCAAGTTTACTTATACAAAAGCCTTTCCTATCACTGTTGGCTCTATTGACTATAGCTACAGAGATGAAGCTGAGATTACAAGCTCTCTAACGTTTGTTTACTCTCAAATCCATACAGAATTGTTGTAGAGAAAAATAGATTTTCAGCTGAAAAGCCATAAATATAAGTATGGCTAAAAGGACAATCCAATCGCCGGGCGTTGAGATTCGTGAGAGTGATTTATCACTTCGCACAGCTCAAACCGGAACTACTACTTATGTAGCTGGCTTTGCATCTGAAGGACCTACCGACGAAGTTGTTGGACTTGGAAGTATTTCTGAGTTTGAGCAAATTTATGGTACACCAAAGACTGCAGCTGAACGCTACTTCTATCACACTACACGTGCTACACTTAACTCTACAGGTTCAGTACTTGTTAACCGCTTGCCTTATGGTGCTAGCAACGGACAAGGCTTCGGTTCTAAGATTAGTGTATTGGCATACCCTGCTATTGTTTGGGATCGCGATGCTGATGCAATCGTAACTGACGCTGATAAAGAGAACGCTACTTACCTTCTCGGTGCTCCTACTCAGTTTGAAATGACTGACGAGCAGTACATGCAGTACAAAAATGGTGAGTTGTTTGAACAAAGCAAAGAACTTAAGACATCCTTCTCAGGTATTTCTGACTTGAGTGGTGCTGCTCTTGTTGTTGTTAACAAGGGACAGACTGTTATTGATGGTCAGTTCAATGGTTACTATGTTGGTGTTTCTGATAACACTAACCTTAACCCAGCAACAGACTTCGACGCTATTGTTGATGTTAAGACAGCAACAGCTGCTCCAGGCGCTACTGGTCTTTCTGCTTTCACAGACGTTCCTGCTTCTCGCTTTGAGTTCGCTCTTACAGCTACTCCTGAATTTGGTACTAACCCTGCTACTAATTCCATCTCACAAGTTATGGAAGATCGCATCGTTGGTTATGATATCGGTGATCGTGAGTTTGATGATACATTGAACATTGGTGTATTCAAACTTCGTCAGTCTGTATTCTCTAAGGACGCTAATCGTCTTGATTACCTTCTTGAAGAGGGCTACAATGGCTCCATTGGTCAGTATCGTCAACGTAACTCTGAGAGCGGTGGTGCTCCAGTTAACTTCTCTCTTGATACTGTAAATGACCAGTCACGCAATATTGACATCGTTGTTAACCCTTTTGTTGCTGACGCTCTTGGTGGTGTTAACCTTAATGCAGATGGTACTCCAAAGAAGAAGATTCGTGTTTACACTGAGTCATTCAAAGATGGTCTTCAGGGTGGTGCTATTTCATCTGACGCTGCTGGTCTTCCAATTAACTTCTTCGCTGCTACTTTCGCAGGTGAGGTTGCTAAAGCAGACAGTCTTATCCCACTTGGTTCTTACGGTGAAGTAAGTCTTACATCTAAAGAAATCGGCTCCATTCCACTTAAGCTTGATCGTGCTCTTGATCGTATTCGTAACGATCGTAAGTTTGACATCGACATTATTGCTGAAGGTGGTCTTGGTACTATTCACACTTACATGGAGACAGCTAATGCTACTCTCTCTGCTCGTGGTTTTGATGATACTCGTACAACAGCAGCTATTGAAGCTCTTCGTACTTCTAGTGATCTTGACTCTACTGGTGAAGAAGCTCGTACAGCTTACACAACAGTCTTTAACCGCTTTGCAACATTTGCAGGTCCAGTTAAGGACGGTGGTCGTGGTGACATTCTTTTCGTTGCTGATCCAATCCGTCAGATTCTTGTAGCTGGTAAGTCACAGAAGGTACAGAAGGATCCTACAAAGAACTTCTACACTGACATCTACTGGGCAATGCGCCATCAGTTCTCTCTTGCTAATACATCCTATGCAACAGTGTTTGCTAACTGGATGAAGGTATATGATAACTACACCGGCCTTTATGTATATGTTCCATCTTCTGGCTTTGCTTGTGCTAAGATGGCTTCTACAGATGCTCAGGTTGGTCCATGGGGTGCACCTGCTGGATTCAATCGTGGTATTATTCAAGATGCTGATGATATTGCAATCAGCCCTAACCAACGTCAACGTGATGATCTTTACACCGTTAACCTTAACCCAGTAGCTAACTTTGCTGATCAGGGTAATGTGTTCTTCGGTCAGAAGACTCTCCTCAAGAAGCCAAGTGCATTCGATCGTATTAACGTTCGTCGTACTTTCCTCTACCTTGAGAAGATCACTAAAAAGACAATGCAGTTCTTCCTCTTTGAGAACAACACATTGTTTACTCGTACAAGAGTAGCTAATACTTTGACACCATTCTTTGAGCGTGTTAAAGCTGCTGACGGCTTGTATGACTTTATGATCGTCTGTGACGAGCGTAACAATACTGGTGAAGTAATTGACCAGAACGAGCTCGTTGTTGATATTTACCTTAAGCCAGTTCGTACTGCTGAGTTCATTCTAGTTAACTTCTATGCTACCCGCACTGATACTAACTTTGAAGAGCTTATTGGAGGTTAATTTTATTGTCCAAACCAAACAAACAAGGAGGGGGTCGAAAGACCTCCTCTTTTTTTGTGGAGAAATAGCTACAGTTGTATAAATAATGGTATGGCCCAACATAGTAATTATGCCGAAGATAGAGACCTTATGATGGAAGCTTATGCCTCTGTTCAAGGTATTGTTCCTAAGACTGCATCCACTGCATTGCCACGTGGTTACGTTCTCACTGAAGCTCACTGCGATGAAGAGGATTTAGAGTCTGTTGAGCTTGGTGGTAAGCTTTATGAATTAGGTAATGATGACCCAAATGATGATGGTCTTGTTATTAGGATTGACAAGTATGCTAATGGCTACTTCATTACAGGTGGTGTTTATACTGAGCCAGAAGATTATGTAAATGATCCGGGGAATCCAAGAGAAGGTTACGGTTATGCTCTTGACCTCGATGGTCAGCCTATGGAAGAAGACGATCTTGAAGATGGTTTAGGTCATGAAGACAATGAGCAGCAAGAGGGTGCTACAAATGAGTTTCCTGATGGTGAAGGTAAGTATGAGGTAGCAAGCGTTGGTGGAATGCATGGCCAATCCATAATGGGTGGTAAGAAGTTTAACTCTTTGCAAGCTGCTTGTGATGCTGCTGGTGCTGATATCAAGGATTGCTACGAAGATGTAGATGGTTGGATCGATATGGAAGGTGATGGAACAACTCTTGAATTCGTAGTAGATGAAGATACAGCTATTGTTATGCATAAGAATGTTCCTGCTGAAGACGGCTCTTGTGCTTCTCACTAATCTACATTAAAATAAGAAAAGGAAGTTTTACTTCCTTTTCTTTTGGCTATTACTATGCCAGTTAATTAAATACTTTTATGGGATGTATATATGCTATAACTTGCTCTGATAAATACTATATTGGTTCTACTAAGAACTTTCATAAACGTATGGCTGAGCATAAAGGGTTACTTGAGAAAGGTACACATAAGAATGTCTATATGCAGAGAGTATTTGATAAGTATGGAGGCTTTGAATATAAGATACTTGAGAGTGTAGAGGATGATAAGCTTGTAGATAGAGAGCAAGTACATATTGATAGGCACTATGATGATGTTAAGTGTATGAATGCTTCTCCTCATGCTCATAGAGCTTATAACCCCTGGACTGATGAGAGTAGAAAGAAGATGAGTGAGTCTTGCAAGGGTCGTACACTTACAGAAGAGACAAAGAAGAAGATTAGTGATACAAAGAAGGGTAAGCCGAGTCCTAATCATAGAGCTGTTAAGTTTATCTGGAACGATAAAGAGTATGAGTTCTATGCTATGAGCCACTTCCTAAAAGAGTTTGGTGATTCATCTCGTTGTATCTATAGAAGATTAACGAAGAATGCTGGTAAGTGGATTACCTTATATCGTGTTAACGAGAGTAGTAAGCACCCTTTTTCTAATGGAGATAAGCTTTTTTTATCATGGAAGTAGGCTGATTGCTATAAATATTAGTACTAACCATACTATAAAAAATGCCAGTTTCTCAGAATATCCAAAACTTCTATCGTACCGCAGCTGATAAAGATTTCAGCCGTGATTTTCTTTTCCGTGTGACTCAGTTACAGTTACAAGGGGTACCTGCTCTCGATGAGGGTGACCTTGTATATGTTAAGACTGCACAGCTTCCAGGCCGTAACATTGGTAACGTTGCTGTACCTTATATGGGTCTTAACTTGAATGTTCCAGGTGCTGTAACATATCCAGGCTCTGAAGCTTATACACTTGACTTCTACCTTGATGGTGAGAGTTCACTTCGTAACTACTTTGAGACTGCTTCCCGTTCCCTCTTTGATGATCAGACATCTACAGGTGAATATGGTACTCCTGATGATGACTTCTACATTCAGCTCGCTCAGCTTGATAAAGACCTTGAGCCAATCACTGAATATAAGCTTGTAGGTGCTTCTCTTCGTGCAGTTAATGGTATTGGTTATGATATCGCCACAGGTACAGGTGCTACTGTAAGCGTTAACGCTACTGTCTCTTACCACTTCTACACAAAAGAGCGCTAAGCTAAATGCCTAATAATATTCGAAAGCGTCTAAGTCTACACCAAGACTGGACAAACGACATCCCTCTCAAGAACATTTGGGGGATCAACTTCTCAGCTCGTACTGGCAGTGGAGCTATGGTTAATGTCGGAGAGGCTATCGAATATTATTTAGATATTTACAGACCACGTACATATA